AAGTGATCATCTAAGACCCTCTACAAAAGCTGGTCCTAACGGGCCACTGGCGTTTACGGGATTATTCGGTGACTCTGCAGCATTGTCAAGAAATCCTGCCTTATTAGAGGCTTTTCGGACCTACTCAAAGATTACTAAGAGTGGTCTGTTAAGTCTTTTTGAGGCAACATTGAGTCTAGCTAAACGTGCACATTCCTCTGATAAGAGGTATTGTAGTACGGTTAGACGAGACACAATTGATTTTCTTGATAATGAGATGCAGAAGAGACCTTTACTCATATATCCAGAAGTATTCTTAGAATACGATACCGAAGTCATATCAGAGTCTAAGACAGTGAGCACAAAAGTCACTTATCTTGGAGCTTGGCATGATTTCGAATCTGGTAGACTTGTAGGTATACCTGAACCGGCTGGTAAGATGAGGGTTATAGCCATTTGTGATTTATGGACGCAAAGTTTATTTGCTCCATTGCACAGAGTGCTATTCCAATTCTTACGTACGCTTCCTAATGATGGTACATTTGACCAAAACGCTGCTTTTGATAGAGCAGTCGCAAAGGGAAATGAATCATCAACAGGTATCTATTGTGCAGATTTATCTGCTGCAACAGATCGGTTACCGATAGATCTACAGATCTCCATTCTGAAATATTTATTCGGGTCTAATGAGCTCGCTGAAGCTTGGGGTACTTTGTTTACACAAAGGACCTTTATCTTGAGAGAGCCATTACTCGATATTCCTGCTCACACGAGTGTGCGTTACGGGACAGGTCAACCAATGGGTTGTTTGTCTTCGTGGGCTATGCTTGCTGTCTGCCATCATTTCATTGTTCAGGCTTGTTGCGTGAACATTGGAATGTCCAAATATGTTTGGCATACCTGTTACGAGGTACTCGGTGATGACATAGTTATCTTTGATAAAGATGTCTACACTGAATACGTAAGAGTTATGTCTGAATTAGGTGTTGAGACCAATCCTTCAAAATCTATCATTTCTGATAAAGATGTGAAAGTTTTAGAGTTTGCGAAACGTACAGCCCTTAATGGGGTTGAAGTTTCAGGTCTTAGTTGGAAACAACTTGCATCGACGGCCAGATGGAAGGATATTATCCCTCTTATCTTGTCATTAGGTGACAGACATTTAATTTCCTTTCAAGGGATTTTAATTAGATTATTAAAATTTAATTTCAAATCCACTTAGAAAGGAAGCTAAATTGCCAAATGCTCAGTCTAAAATGACTAAGCATATAAACAATTTAGTTTTTAGTTTATTAAACCATTTTTCCCTTATGGGGATGATGGATTTAAGAAGCACGTATGCTTGCGTTGTCGATACCAGAAATGGTAAAGAGGGATTTCCTATAACGGGAAATCTCCCATTGACAACCGCGGTGTGCGATTTGTTTGAGATGTTCAAAGGCCTTTCCGACTTCCGTCGGGTTGGTTACTTTGATTGCTCAAAATTAAGATTAAATGCTCTCTTTTTTTAGAGAACATTTGGTTGGTGCGAAACTACTTCCTTTTTGGGGTCATAACTTGGACGCAGAAGCAATTAAGGCTTTCGAGAGATTTCGATTCCTTGTGCCTGACTTTCCTCAAACCATAGTTCATTTTCTAATCAACTGGCCTCGCGGCTTTGCTGAGAAGGAACTGAACCAAGAATTAAG